CTCGTTCGCACCAATTTAACCAACACAACCAACCAACCAACCAACCAACCAACTAACATGATGCCCCGCCGTCCAGTCTACTACACGCACAAGATACGTAGGTTGGCGGCGGGGGTTTTCGCCCCAATCGAAAACCGCCCCGTTTGTGTGTCACATACTCCTGCTGAGTTTGACAGGTCCGCAAATGCCCTTTTTGGTCACCTCAAGGTGAGTACGCATCGACAATACAACATAGAAGTACCCCATGAGTTCAATTCTTATGCGCCTGGTATCACCAAGCCTATGTTTGACCCAATTAACCAGTGTGGACCCTTGCTAGAGGAGCAGGTCCCCGTTGCCTGCGGCAATGATTACGAGTCCTTTATGGCCGCTTTTAACAAGCGATGTAATTTTCTGGCTACCGATGACGTCGCTGATGACGTTTTCCAAGAGGCACTACGCATGATACGTGAGTTGCCCGACCTCTTTGATGAGGAGTGGGATGAGAACGATACCGACCGCGCTGTTTGGGCAGCCAAGTTCGATCATCACAAGCAGAAACGCATGGCGGATGCTTACCACGAAATACCCAACGCTTCCACGTCCTACCTTGGGACCAAGGATCTCAGCGTCAAATCAGAGATCCTGTTGAAACGTAACGATCCATCATGGGCTCCCCGCGTTATATACGCGGGCAATGATGTTTTCAACACGATTACCGGGCCTGCCGCCATGGAAACCATGCGGCGCACGGAGATCGTCTTTGGAGCAGCGAAACTCGGTGACATCGAGTTCATGACTGCATACAAGAAAGATGACGTTACCCTCGCTCAGCACCTCGCTTCCCGACCCGACCTTGAACACGTCGCTGAGGGGGACTATTCGGCCAACGACCGTGAACAGCGCCAGCGCGTTCACTTGATCTACGATGAAGTTTTGTCTAAACTTCGTATGCCGCAATGGTACCGCACATTGTTGTGTGATATGAACCGTTTCCAGGTTCAGTCTCGTTCGTTCGGTCTACGCGCAACCATTGAAAACCAGCTTGCTACTGGTACAACCATAACCACGCCACGCAATAGCTGGTACAACGCCGTTATGTTTGCTGTGAGTTGCCGCCGACAACGCCTTGAGGGCGTCGCCATCATCCTTGGGGATGACTTGCTAGGCCGCCTCAACCATGCCATTGACCTCGCTTTATGGGTAGCCACTGTGGCGCTCTTCCGCATGGTGTTGAAAGCCAAGGCACCACAACTCAATTGTCAAGCCACCTTCTTGTCCAAGAGGTTGATAACCTCAACTGAACCCCCTTGCATGGTCCCTCTGATCGGTAAGGCAATAGCCCGCTTCAATGCAAGAGGTATTTTTAGCGATGACATCTCGACCAGTCAGTACATGGCTGGTAAGAGTTTGTCTTACGCTTATGAATTCCGCCACGTGCCCCTTCTCGTCGATTACTTTTTGCGTCGATTTGAGATGGAGGATAGAGACCGCGTCCGTTTGGACGACCTCACGTGGTCCGCTCGCACCTCTGGTGTGACGTTGGATAACATTGCTGACTCCATCTTGAATGAGCCCGTCAAAATCTCTGATGAGGATTTTGGCGATTGGCTCATGGAAGCCTACGACATTGGCCTGACCGACCTGCACTCTATCTGTTCAGCTGTTCTTTTGTGCTCCGATTTGACACTCATATCCCATCCGGCGGTCCATGGACTCTCTATCGATTGGTAAAGACTCATGGCCTATTGGTGCTCTGGCATGTGAATTGCCAGGGGGCGGCAGTCCCCGCACTACGGCTTGCGACCGAAGCATTTGCGTAACCGCACGTTGGGCACAACCCAATGGAAAC